GAATTTGAAGCCGAGGTAAAGGCGCAGGATATCATCAAGGAATTGAAAGCTGATCGGCTTTTTACCGATACGAACCTGAAGACGATTCTGTCTGCCGGCGCGGACGTTCTGCTGGACAGCGTAAAATCCGCCTATGTGGCCGCTGGCCACAACCGCCGCACTGGTGAGACATACCGGCACATTGTCCGCCCGAATACCGTCAAGCGCGACAAGCAGGATGTCCCGTATATGGTCGTCACGCTGCGCGGCAAGGACGCGCGGCAGCAGCCCTATAATATCAAGGGCTTTGTCCTCAACTATGGCCGAAAATCGCGTAATCTTTGGAAGCGAAGAGGCGGCGCGATCAAAGCTGACCATTATTGGAACCAGGCCATAAAGGCCGCGCGTGCGGCGTCAAATGAAGCCATGCGCAAAGAAGCGATTAACATTTTGAACAGATAGGAGGAGCCTATGCCTGCATATGATCTGCGGTACATTCAGGCCGCAAAATACACGAAATCCGATTCCGGCAATACTGTGACCTACAGTGACGTCACAAAGGTCGGCGACGCCATGACGGCAAACTTCGAGCTGCGCAACGCCGAAGGCCGTCTGTATGCCGAAAGCTCCCTTGCCGAGTATATGCGCAAGGCGACCGGCGGCACGATCTCGCTCGGCGTCAAGTATATCACCGAGGCGGCGCAAGTGCTGCTGTATAAGGCCGTCAAGACGACCAGATCCGTCAAGACGAAATCCATCAACGTAGTCCGGTACGGCAAGACATCCACCAGCCAGTATGTCGGCGTCTCGTTCTACGCGCCTGACATGATCGACGGCGTGGAGAAATTCACCTGCATTTTCATCGGCCGTGCGCTCTTCGGACCGCCCAGCCATGTCTACCAGACTCTCGGCGAGAACATCACGTTCAATACGCCGGTCACGTCGGGAGAATTCCTCGTCGATGCTCTCGACAACCTTGTTGAGATTGCTACCTGCGACTCCGAGGAGGATGCAAGAGCGTACTGCGACGCCGTTCTCGGCAAGACTGCGTAAGGGGGCCGGGCATGTACTTACAGCCGAAACCCCTGCCGTTTGAGCACGGCGGGAAAACCTATCAGCTTTACGTTAACATGAACGTCCTGGCAGACCTACAGGAGCTGCACGGCGGTACGCTTGAGCCGCTGCTGTCCCGGAAGCGCACCATGAAAAACATTCTTGAGACAGTGGCCGCCGCTATGAATGAGTACGCCTACGACCAGGGCTGGCCGGAACGCTTTACGAGCCGCGATGTCGGCAAGATGATGACGGTCAAGCGCTTCGGTGAGATCGCTGACAGAATCATTGAAATGATCTTTCAGGCGGTCTACGAGCCGGACACAGAGCGTCCGGCCGAAAATCAGTCGGAGGAATCCGGCGAAAAAAAAGAACAGACCACGCAGCCGAACCCTACAGCATCCGATTCGCGTGGTACCTAAACATTTGGATCAACGTCCTGCACAACGATGAGGCTGTATTTTGGAGGACGATGACGCCGGCGCGGTGCATGGCAATCTATCGGGAATACTTTTCCCTTGCCACGCCGCGCCGGTCTGCATCTCAGGCAATGCCAGACGGCAGATATGTTGATCTGGATAAGCCGTCCGGCTTATCGTTGCACGATTATCTTGTATCGGGGGGACTTTAAATGGCTGACGCCACCATTAGCACAAAAATCAAACTGGACGGCGAGGCCGAGTATAAACAGCGGATCTCCGAGATCAATGCCGCGCTCGGAACGCTGGACAGCAAGATCAAACTGCTTAACACGACCTATGCCGGGAACGAAAACAGCATCAAGGGCCTGACAGAGATCAACGAGGTTCTGAACCAGAAGATCCTGACGCAGCGTGATAAGGTTGAGCAGCTGCAGGAGATGCTGCAGAAGTCTGCCAAGGCCTACGGCAGATCCGACACGACAACCCAAAAGTACCAGCAGCAACTGAACAATGCCGAAGCCGCTCTTGTAAAAATGGAGCGTGCATTGGCTGACAACACGTCTAAGCTGGAGGCGGCAGGTGGTGCTGCCGACAACTTCTCGGATGGTCTGGCAGATCTGGCTGAGCGCACGAACAAGCTGGGCGAAAGTCTACGGGGCGACAAAGAGCAAAAGTATAAACAATCAATAGATCAGCTCAACGCCAGCATAGACGTACTGGACGCCCAAATGCGGAAGGTCGCAGCAGAATACGAAGATAGTGCGGATTCTGCGGACTTGATGGCTAAAAAGAATGACATTTTAACGCAGAAAATCATCCAGCAGGCCAACAAAGTAGATTTGTTGGAATCAGCCTTTAAAAACGCAACAGAGTATTATGAGATCGGGGCGGTAGAAACCAGCCGCTGGGAGAAGGAGCTCGCAAACGCGGAAGCCGAGCTCTACAAAATGGAGAACCAGCTGAAGCGCAATACCGAGCAGATGGCAAAAGCCAACGAGGAAACCGGGGAATCCGCGCAGAGCATGGGCGAAATCGGGGATGCGGCCGAGGAAGCCGGGAAAGGCATGGGCAACCTCGGCGACGTGGTGAACGGCCTGACCTCCAAGCTCGGGATCCAGCTGCCGGACAGCATGAAAACGTCCATGAACGGCATGCTGCAGCTCGACACTACGACAGTCGCAGTTGCGGGCGGATTTGCCGCCGTCGCTGCGGCGATCGTCAAGGCGGAAAAAGCGCTGATCTCCATGACGAAGGAAGCCGCCTCGAATGCGGACGATCTGCTGACGCTCGCCTCCGTGACCGGCACGACGACCGATTCCGTGCAGGAGCTTAACTACATGGCCGACCTCACGGACGTCTCCTTTGACCGTATCAAGGACAGCCTCAAGGAAACCACCAACAAGATGCAGGAGGCCGCGACCGGTACGGGCGACGCCTACGAGGCGTACAAGCGGCTGAAAGTTGAGATTACAAACACCGACGGCAGTCTCCGCAGCGCGCAGGATGTATTTTACGATACCATCGACGCGCTCGGCGAGATGAAAAACAAGACCGAGCGGGACGCACTGGCTATGGATCTCATGTCCGAGTCCGCACAGGAGCTGAACCCGCTGATCGAGCTCGGAAGCGAGAAGATGCAGGAGTACGCGCAGGAAGCGCACGACATGGGCTATGTCCTCGACAGGGACGCGCTCAAATCCCTGCAGGCCGTCGACGACGCCTATGCCCGCCTGCAGAAGACGCAGGAGGGCGTCAAAAACCAGCTGGCCGTCGAGTTTGCCCCGTACCTCGAAGAATTCTACGGCGACGTCACCACCATGGTCAAGGACGGCGGCAAGGCCATCAAGGACTCCGGCATCGTCGACGCCTTCGGCATGCTGCTTGAGACCGTCGGCGATATCCTCAATCCCATGTCCGACCTGTCCAACAACCGCGTCCCGGCGCTGACCAAGGCGCTGCAGCCGCTGGCAAAGGTCATGGCGCTCATGGCCGACGCGGCGGAGCTGCTCAAAGGCGTCATCAACTTCGGCACCGGCCACATCAGCGAGGGCTGGGGCCAGATGAAGCATGCGCTGGGCTTCGGCTACAGCAGCGGCAACGGAAACAACTACCAGAACCTGCTCGACAGCTACAACGAGCAGCAGTGGGGCCAGAGCGCGTCCGACCTCTCCAAGGCCTACGAAGAGGCCGTCGCCCGCGGCGACTCGTCGACCCTCGGTATCACAGAGGACGAATGGCGCAGGCGGTATCTGGGAGGCAACGCCGCCGGCACGGACAACTGGTCCGGCGGCTGGACGCGGGTCAACGAGAACGGCCTCGAGCGGATCTATCTCCCCTCCGGCTCGCGCATCCAGACGGCCAGCGAGACCCGCTACACCTCCGGCGATACCTACAACACCACCGTCTACGTCGACCACGTCGAAGACCTCGACACCATCCTCCGCATTGCCAAAAACGCCAGGATCACAACCAGAATGGGGGCGAAGTAAATGCCGACGTTTACAGTGCAGGCAAGCGGTTCAACAGCAGTTGCAAAAAACCACCCGAACACGAACTATTCGGATCTTACACAGTACAAGTTGTATGTGGAGCCGTTTACAAACCATACCGGACCGTTCGGAGGGTGGGACAGCATACTACTGAAATTCGGAGAACCGGCAGCAGCGTACAAGTACAAACGCATTACAAAGGTTAAGCTTGTAGTATATGCAATGCCAACGAAAGGCATCTTGGAGAGCTGGGGGACAGCGTATATATCAGCCTATGCGCTCGGACTGAAAGAAGCGCTTGATGTAAGTACCGCGACATATGCGACGCAGCCGCAGCAGTTGAACGATGGATCAACAAGCGGGTCGGCAAGGTGGAACGAACTCAATAAAGTTGTACAGGCGCAGGTGACATTCACAATGTCGCAATACAATGCAGCGGAGAAAAATGGACTTGAGCACGGTCTGCGCAACGGTTTTTTGTTTGCATTTATAACGGGCGAAGAAGGACACGCATCAGAGGCGATTTTTTATGGTGCAAAGTCATCATACAAACCATTCCTTGAGTGCGAATACTCTGATGATAATGTAGGAATAAAGACGGAGAATTTTGCACCGTCGTCAGGGGCTTTTGTAAACAGAACGCAAAAAAATACATTTACATGGGATATCACTGACGACACAGATCTCACACAGACGTGCTTCGCGGAGATAAAGCAAACCTCCGCCGTCTTCGAGTGGCGCGTAAAAAATGCGAGCGCCTCAAAAACGATCAGCGTCTCCGGCGCGACGACCGCCTGCACAGTCCCTGCAAATACATTCCCGTCCGGGACGATCGAGTGGCGCGTAAAGGTGACGGCGAACAGCGGAACGACAACAACATCTGCATGGCAGGAAATCACGACAACAGACGTTACCCCGACGGCCAAGCCGGTCTCCCCATCCGGCATCGTCATCGACGCCACCATCGCCAACCGCTTCTCGTGGCAGCACATCATTTCCACCGGCACGCCGCAGAGCAAGGCGGATCTGCAATGGTCCGCCGACGGCACGACATGGAACACCCTCGCGACCGTCACCGGCGAAAATCAGTATTACGACGTTCCGGCGAACAAATTCACAAGCGGAACAAAATACTGGCGCGTGCGCACCTACAACACCGACGGCACGGCCTCCGAATGGAGCGAAAAGGCCGAGTTTATCGCCATCAACGCCCCGTCGGCCCCGTCCATCGTCATCCAGTCCACCGGCCCGCGCCCGCGCATCACCTGGCAGACCTCCGAGCAGGAGGCCTATCAGCTGACGCTCTCCAATGGCTACGCCTCCGGCACGGTCTACGGCACGGAGAAGGCATGGCGCTCGCCGGTCTATCTCGCTGACGGCAGCTACACCGTCCGCGTCCGCGTGCAGAACAAGTACGGCATGTGGTCCGAGTGGAGCGCAGCCGCGCTCCCCGTTTCGCACACCGAGGGCGAGGCCATCACCCTGACCGCAACCGCCGGCCATGAGGCCGCGCTCACCTGGCAGACCGCCGGGAGCTACGATTTTTACCTCGTCGAGCGGGACGGCGTGGCCATCGCCCGCACCGTCCAAAAGCAGTACATCGACCACACCAGCATCGGCAGCGTGACCTACCGCGTCCGCGGCTGCTACGACGAAAGCGACAACTACGGCGTGTCCAATTCCGACACCGCCGAGATCCTGCCCGAGACCAACATGATCTGCGACCTCGAGACCGGCGTATGGCTCGAGATGCGCCTGTCCGAAACGCAGCTGCGCACCAACCGCACCAGCTTCTCGGCCGGGGTCTCGACCGTCCATCTGGCGGGCCTTGCCTATCCCATCGAGGAGCGCAGCGAGCAGCGCGACCGCGCCCTGTCCGTCGCCTGCGCCTGGCCGCACGCGCAGCGGGCCGCCGCTATCGCGCTGGAAGCCCTTGTCGGCCGCCTCGTCTGCCTCAAAGACCGATACGGAAACATGGTCATCGGCTCGCTCCCGTCGCTCGAGAGCAACTGCGACGAGTTCATGCGCCGCTATTCCTTCACCATCTCGCACACGAACCGGGAGGAGGCGATCACCCTTGACCCGTGACGTCCGCTTCCGCGTAGACGTGCTCAGAAACGGCGCGCCCATCACCCACCTCCAATGGGACACCGGCAGCGCCCCGCAGATCATGTGCGACCGGACAGCCACCCTGCACGGCTCCTTCAAGGGCAGCTTCCTGCCAAACGATCTCGCGGAGCTGGAGTCCGACGAGCTGCGCCCGTGGATCAGCATCAACGGCGTCGAAACATCGCTCGGCATCTATCAGGCCGCGACCGTCAGCAACAAGGGCAGCAGCTCCGGCACGCGCGTCGAGATCGAGGCTTACGACCGCTGCTGGCGGGTGTACACGCAAAAAACAGAGACGCTCCTGCATCTTGCGGCCGGAGCGTCCTACATCACGGAAGTCCGAAAGCTCCTGACCGCCTGCGGCATTACGCTGGTGATCGCGGCGCCGAACGACGCAGTCCTCGCCACAGACCGCGAGGACTGGCCGATCGGCACGAGCTACCTGACGATCGTCAATGCGCTGCTCTCCGAGATCAACTACGAGAACCTCTGGTTCGACGCCGACGGTGTCTGCCGCCTCGAGCCGTACCAGGAGCCATCCGCCGCCATCATCGACTGGCGCTACGGAACGACGGACCTGTTCCTCCCGGAAAAGCACCCCGGGCAGGACTGGTCCGACGAGACGGACATCTTTGACGCACCAAACGTTTTTGTCGTGACCTGCAACAACCCGGATATGGACGCAGCAATGGTGGCGACCGCCGTCAACGACAATCCGGCGTCCAAAAAATCCACCTTCAAGCGCGGCATGCGCATCACCTCCGTCGAGCGGGTGGACAACATCGCCTCGCAGGAGGAGCTGCAGGCCTACGCAAACAAGCGCCGCAACGAATCGCTGCTGGCCACGCGCACGATCACATTTTATACGCTGGCCGAGCCGGGCCACGGCGTCGGCGACATCCTCGCCCTGACGCACGACGAGATCGGCGGCATCTATCTCGAGACCGGCTGGTCTGTCACCATGCAGCCCGGCAGTCTCATGACCCACTCTGCGAAAAGGACGGTGATCGCCTGATGGAGGGCATCAACAGCTTATTTGTATCATCGATCAGCATGCCGGACGAAAACCTGCCGGAAAACTTTCTGGCGACCGTCGGCGCGGTCTATGACGATGGCCTGTCCCTCATCCTAGAGGGGCAGACTGAAGCCACAACAAAGCACTATAAATGCAACACGTCCGCCACCTTTGCCGCGGGAGACCGCGTCAAGGTCGCGCGGATCTCCGGCAGCTATATCGTCGAGTACGTTGTCGGGCCGCCGGGAAGCGGCGGAGGTGGCGGAACCAGCGGATATCAAGACAGGATCATAAAAAATGGATATGGCGTAAGAATGAGCGGAAGCAGGTTTCTCGTCGGCATACATGGAGATGAATACATCGGCGCGGTAAACAACTGGTTTGACGGCGGGTGCTTCGGAAAAGTGTATGTGGTGAACAACGCAAACACATACGCGACGCTGGCGTGCAATAGCAACGGGAAGCTACTGGTCAATGGAACCGTGATCGGATAGACCACAACAGGAAAGAAAAAGCCGCCATTTCGGGCGGCAAAGAAGGAGCTGATAACGCATGATCACCATCCACTGCTCCCGCGCGTGTGCGCATCTGGCGTCGCCGCCGGAGCTTTTGACGGCGGGGATGAGCAAGGCCGTGACGGTGCAGTTCGTCTTCTCGCCCGCATGGGACGGGCTGACGAAGACCGCCGTCTTTACCAACGGCAAGACCACCGTCGACGTTCTGGCGGCGAGCTGGGACGGGGATACTGTTCCTGTCCCACACGAAGTTCTGGCCGTCCCGGGCCGCCACGCCCGCGTGGGCGTCTATGGCGCGGACGAAAGCGGCGTCGTACTGCCGACCGTCTGGGTGAGCCTCGGCAAGGTACAGCCGGGCGCGGACCCGTCTGGCGACGTATCCGCCGACCCGGCCCTGCCCGTCTGGGCGCAGCTCCAGAAGCAGATCGGCGACCTGGACGACCTCAAGACCTACAACAAGGGCAACCTCGTCGACGCCATCAACGAGGCCCGCAGTTCCGGCGGCGGCTCTGGTGGCGGGGGCATCCAGTCGGCACAGATCGACGCGATCCTCGTGATGACAAAATCCGAATATGACGCGCTGGACAAAAAGGACGCGCGGACACTGTATCTGTTGGAGGGATAACATGCTGGCAGTTGGACTCAAACGCATTCTGGAGCTGTTCATCGGCTCCATGGGCATCAAATCCGCCCACCTGGGCACGAAAAACATCTACGAAAGACCGGGCGGATTTTTGTACATTGAACTCACAAGCGAAGAAAGGGGATAAATCCAGATGGCAAGTTTTTTTAATCTGACACTTGATACGCTGGCACCTGCCGGCCTATCGCTGATCCTGAACGACGGTGCACAGTACGCGACCAGCGCGACCGTCACGGCGAAGATCTCTGTCTCCGACGAGACAACGACGGGATACCAGATGAAGATCTGGGGCACGAAGACGGCGGGGACCGAGGCGGAAGCGTCGTGGGAGACATTCACCGCGAAAAAATCCATCACGCTGCCCGACGGCGACGGCCTCAAGACGATCTATGTCAAGATGCGCGACGACGTCGGCAACGAAACGGCCGCAGTCAGCGACACGATCACGCTCAACACGTCGATTCCTGCCGTGACCATCACCGGCCCCGACAAGAGCAGGATCTCGAAGGTCACGGGCTACGATGCAGCGGCGTTCTCCTTCGTCTGCGACGTGGACTTTGAGGAATACACCATTCGCGTCGTCCCGGCGACGAGCAGCCTGCACACGGCGGGCACCCAGATCCCGACGACGGGCGGCTCCACCAACGTCAGCGGCACGGAGGGAGGCTACAAGAAGAACACCGCCATCAACGTCACTGTCAAGGGCGCGGACCTCGAGGCAGCGTCTTCCGGCGACGGCACAAAGATCGTCAAGGTCTTCGTCAAGAACGCCGCCGGGACCTGGAGTGCCGCCTGATGGCCGCGCCGCAGCTGACATTCTCCATCACGGGCAACAAGATCTCGGCGGTCTCGGGGTTCGACTCGATCACCGTTTCCTTCTCGTCGGACATCGCCTACACGGCCTTCGAGTGCCGCGCGACGAAGTCCGGCGAGGATTGGGGCCGCGGGAAGGGCGCTTTGATCGCGTCCTTCTCCCAGACCCCGGCGGGCACGCAGCGCACCTTTGAGGTTTACGACGATTTTCTGCTTTCCGGTGATGGGGAATACCGCATTTCGTTGTTCGCGCAGGGCGCGGACGGCAGCTGGAACGACAACTACGGCTTTATCCCGCTGGGAGAGTCGCAGGCGCTGAAGACCGCGGACGGCGAGGATTTTCTGTGTATGAAGGAGTGATCGTATGGCTTACAACAGCCAGTTTACCGGCGCGCAGATCGACGAGGCTATCGCCGACGTGCGCAGCAACAAAGACGCGTGGAACAGAAAGCAAGATGTGATCCTCGCCTCCGGCGCGGCCGTCGGGGACCTGATCAAGGTCAAGGCGGTGGACGCCAGCGGGAAGCCGACGGCGTGGGCGGTGGCCGTGGCGGGCACGGACTATATGAAGACCGGCAACATCACCAAGCAGACGCTGGTCTCTGCGGAGACCACGCCGACCGAGAACTACGCCATCAACTGGCAGTATGAGTGAGGAGGCCCCATGGCGCACAAGACATTGATCTCCGGCACGGCCTATTCCGTGACCGGCGGCCGAGAGCTGATCGGCGGCACAGGCTACGGCTGCAAAGCCGGAAAGACCCTTATCAACGGGACGGCGTTTGAGGTCAGATTTGCGGAACTGGTGACAATAAACATCTCTAAGGACAGCAGCACAGGCGATAGCTCCGCGTACATCATTCATAATGGCGTACAGTATTCGAGCGGAGAGATCGAAGTTGAGGTCGGGGATACGATCATTTGCAGCATTCCGAGTCATAGAGGCAAAGGGTCTCTCATAATTGACAACAAAACAATTATAAACGGGGCATCCGTGGTTTCGTATTCTTATGTGGTCGAAAGTAATATACAAATTTACACAACCGCTGATATTTATTACGAAGACGGCAGCAGACGCCCATACTACGATTTTACAATGAAAATCACGACACAGAATTGACAACCGAAGAATAGGAGGAATTTATGGACACCTGGTACATCACGATCGGCGGGCAGGAGATCGAGACGCGGCCGGCCGCTGGCCGCATGCGCGACGCCGACTGGGGCGGGCGCGAGAGCCGCGCCGTCACCATCGACAAGAGCGCGGTTGCAGACCCGCTGGCGCTGTTCTGCGACGGCGCCGTCTGGGGCATGATCCACCGCTACACCACGGCCGTCCCTGTTCTGGACGCAGAGGGCAACGTCCAGATGAACGAGGACGGAACCGTCAAGAGTACGACCGAGACCGCCGAGGACCGCTACATGGAGGACTACGCGGACTTCACCCTCGCCGGTCCCATCACCGACAACCGCGACGGCACCATCACGGCGAAGATGGGCAAAAAAACGGCCAGCGATCTGCTGGCGGAACTGGAGGCGGCATATGACAGAGGCTAAACTGGCACAGGTAAAGAAAGCAATTACGGACGGCAAGCTCGTGCAGGCCGCAGGCGGCATCACGGAGGACGTGACGCAATCGGACAAGCTGGGCTACGACTGGCGGAACATCTACGTCAACAAGATCCTCGTCCGGCAGGTGTACGTCGAGCAGACCGTGAAAGCCGGCACGGCTGAAAATCCCATCGTGTGGAAGGCCGGCATGCTCCTAATCCAGAACGCCTACTACACGCACAACGGCGAGACCAAGGTCTGGATGGGCGAGGCGGGCGCGACGGCAAAGTGGACGGATGCGGCCTTCGTGCCGATCTGATAAACGCAGAAGGGAGAAAATCAGATGGACCTGCAGGATCTGAACGTTGCCGTCGCGGAGATCCGCGGCAATGTCGACCGGAACACCGGCCGGATCAAGGATCTCGAGAAGAAGAACGACGCTGTGACCAAGCTGGCCGAGGCCGTCGCCGTCATGGCCGAGCACATGAAGACGCTCGACGACAAGATCGACGGCATGCAGACGAGCGTCAACAGCCTCACGGCCAAGCCTGCGAAGAACTGGGATGCGCTGGTCAAAATCGCGCTGACTGCGCTGGTGTCCGGCCTCGTCGGCTGGGCGCTGAGCAAAATTCTGTAACACGCGCCGCAAGGCGTGAAATTTGAAAGGAGTACATACTATGAACGCAAAATGGTGGAAGGCAGCGGCAATCCGCGCAATCAAGACCGTCGCGCAGACGGCGGTGGCAACGATCGGCACAAGCATGATCCTGTCGGAGGTCAACTGGCTGGCCGTAGCGTCGGCCTCGGCGCTGGCGGGCATTTTGTCCCTGCTGACGAGCGTCGCGGGCCTGCCGGAGGTCAAGGAAGAATGAAGACTATGCCGCCGCAGATCGTAGACAATTTCACAAGCGTCAACATCTACCGGGGCGGCAATAAGCCGCAGTATCTGGTTATCCACTTTTTCGGGGCCCTCTCCAGCGCCTATGGCGCGTCGGAGTGGTTCAAGGCCCCGGAGGCGCAGGCGTCCGCGCATTACTGCGTGGACGAGAAGGACGTCATATACCACTGCGTGCCGGATACCGACATGGCGTGGCACTGCGGGGCCGTGGGCGGCCTGCACTACCGGCATCCGAAGTGCCGCAACTGCAACTCCATCGGCATTGAGCTGCGCCCGCAGAAGCTCGACAGCAGCCGCCTGAACGCGAACGACAAGGACTGGTACTTTGACCGCCGCGTCATCGAAAACGCCGTATGGCTCACTGCAAAGCTCATGCGGCAGTACAACATCCCGCTGGAGAACGTCATCCGCCACTATGACGTCACCGGAAAGATCTGCCCGGCCCCGTTTGTCGGACCGGCGCATAACATCTACTACGGCACCTCCGGCGACCGCCAGTGGCAGGAATTCAAGGCAAGACTGCAGGAGGAAACAGCCATGAGATACGAAAAGCTGCGGGACGTCGACAACCAGACGTACCGCCAGACGCTGGACAAGCTGGTCAGCAAGGGCCTGCTTAAAGGAAAGGGCGGCACGGGCGAAGACCTGACGCTCGATCTGAGCGAGGACAACGTCCGCATGCTCGTCATCCTGGACCGCACCGGCGTCTTCGACCGCTGACCCGCCGGGCGGCGGGCACGAAGGGAGCGATGGACAAATCACTGCGCGCTTGGCCCTGCCGAAGGGGCTGGAACATCTAACGCGCAGGGACTGGGAGCACGTCGCTGACGAGGGGATCTGTGACCTGATCGACCGCCAGATCATCAGGCTTTATATCGTGGGCAGGCTCCCGCAGATGGACGCCGCCGCCGAGATCGGCGTCGACCGCAAAACCATCTCCCGCCGTCTGCCCCACATCTACAATATCGCTCGCCGTCTGGTAGGGAAAACGGACAAAGAAAAAGCGCCATGAGCAACGGCTCATGGCGCTTTTTCTATGCCCGCATGTCCCACAAATGGTACACAAATGGTACACAAATGCCCCCCAGCGGGGACGGGGAAACGCTAGAATGGTAGCAGAAAGGGGCGATACCGCATGGCGTACAACCCGTACACGGGCCGCTGGGAGATGGACGGCGCGCAGCAGATCCAGCTGCAGCCCATGCCGCGGCCGCAGGGCCCGCAGCTGCCGCCGCAGCCGCCGAAGCTCGGCGTGCTGACCGTGGCCAGCGAGGCCAGCATCAACAACCTGCAGATGCAGCCGAACGACAACGCGCTCGCGCTGCACGAGACCGAGAACCTGCTGTACTACATCCGCACGGACAGCATGGCGGCCAAGACCATCGCGCGGTTCCGGATCTTCCCGGAGCCGACAGAAGAGGAAAAGGCGGCAAACCAGCTGCAGGAGCAGCTGAAACAGATCACGGCCGGCCTGCAGAGCATGGCCGGGAAAATCGAAGAACTGGAGGGAAAGCTCAATGCAAAATCCGATTATGGCCCTGATGGGCGGAAACGGCGGGGGAAACAAGCTGCTGAACGGTCTGCTGCAGACAGCGAAGACGACGCTGCAGGGGCAGAGCCCGCAGATGGTGCTTAGCTTCCTGGCCTCGCAGCCAGGCTTTGAGGCGTGGTTCGAGGCAAACAAAAACAAGACGGTCGGCGAGCTCGTCGGCCAGATCGGCAAGTGATACCGCGCGAAAGCGCCTATCAAATTTCATTCCACCCAGAAAGGAGGGAAAACCATGGATAAGGATTATGGCTTCGGCGGATGGGGCATTGTCATCCTGATCGCGCTGTTCTTCCTGCTCTTCGCGGGCAGAGGCTTCGGCGGCAGCGGCGAGAGCTCCCCGGCGACCCAGGCCGACGTGCAGCGCGCGACGGACTTTGCAGCCCTCGAGCGCCAGAACAACGAGGGTGTCGCGGCAACGCGCCAGAGCGCATACGACGTCACCAGCGCCGTCAAGGACAACGCCTACAACATCCTCGGCGAGCTGCGCGATTTGCAGTCCGTCACGGAGAGCGGCATCTCTGTGCAGCAGAAGTGCTGCTGCGACATTCTCCGCGCGATCGACGGCGTCAACTACAACTCCAGCATCAACGCGTGCGAGATCAAGACGGCCATCCACGCCGAGGGCGAGGCGACCCGGACGCTCCTGCAGCAGCAGGAGAACCAGCGCCTGCGCGACGAACTCGCACAGAGCCGCGCCGCGAACAACGACTATATGCAGTCGCAGTACATCCTCGGCCAGCTGGGCAGGTACTACCAGAACCCGCCCTGCAATCCGTGCGGCTGCGGCGGCTGACGAGGACCCATCCTGATATAGCTATCCGGGGCATAATGCCCCTTCACATAAGCCCAAACGGAAGGAGTAATGAAAATGGCTTGTAATAACGGCAATGGAAATCGGGCGTATCAAAAATCCTGCGTCCGATATTTTAATAACGCGCCCCAACTGCTCGCGGCAGACAGCGAAAACGTGCTGACGCTGGCCGGGGCAAAGGTCGTCAATTCCGGTTCGTCCATCCAGGTCGAGCCGCAGAGCTACGACACGGTCAAGATCGGCCTGTATCATCTGGCCGCAGATGCGGTCATCGCGGCGACGGCCGCGGGCGTCCTGACCCTGCAGTGGTACATGGACGGCGTCGCGCTGCCCTGCACGCTCAAGCGCGTCACGCTGCCGGCATCCGGCAATGCGGAGATCCACACGGAGACGGATCTGGAGCTGTCCGGGTGCTGCTGCTGCGTCAATCATACATTCACGCTCGTGGCGACGACCGACAGCACGGCCGCAGGCTCCGTGATCGAGCTTTGCACGGGGCTGCTCAAGCTCGCATGAGGTGCTATCATGCAGGCGTATAAAGACAAACTCCACGCCGCGCTGCGGGAGATCGCGGAGTGCCCGGTGTCCATGCGTACGGTCGAGCAGGCCGCAGCAGTCACAGATCTGCTGTGCCGGCTGGATAAGCTCGAGGACCACGACGAGCCGGAGGCGGTCGCATTTGATCGCGAAACGGCGATGCAGTGGGCAACCAACATGCAAAACGCCGACGGCACGACAGGACCGCACTGGACGATGGAACAGACAACGGCTGTGGCCGAGAGCATGGGCATTCAGGCACCAGTGGTCCCGCGCTGGGCATGGGGCGTGACCATGAACATGATGTACTCGGACTACTACCCCGTCGCCGTAGAGTTCGGCCTCAACCGCCCGGAGTTCTACGCTGCGCTGGCAAAGGCGTTTCTGCTCGATAAAGACGGCCCGGGGCCGGAACAGAAGCTCATGGCGTATTATGAGCATATCGCAAAATAAAGAAATCCCTCCTGTAACCAGGAGGGATTTCCGCTTGCTATAGAATCTATATTTAGATGGGATTCATTCATGCGTACCGAATAAATGTATAACCATCAATCCGCGAGGGGGTAGAGGGTGACGTGCATGTCGCTGCCGGATTTGGTGTAGGATTTGGTCTGTTTATGGTAGAGGACCTTCTGCAGGACAGTTTTCAGGAGGGCGTTTTTCTCCTGCGGGGATGCGGCGAGCGGGTAGGTCTCGAGGACGCGGCGGACGGCGGGGGCCAGACGGGCGCGGGCCTGCTTGGCACGGGCCAGCTCATGGATCGTGGTCTGGCTAGCCTCGATGCGGTCGACGATGACCTGCTTGTCAGCGGCGAGCGCCTGCGAGCGCTGCAGGAAGATCTCCGGCGTATAGACGCCGGTCTCGACCAGCTCATACGCGCGGGCCTCCTGCGCCTCCAGCTTGGCAAGCTGCTTGCGGTCGGCGGCAATCGAGGACTCGAGCGCGGTGCGCATGGGCGTGTCATCTGGCGCAGCGGCCTCACCGAGCTCCAGCTCGCGCAGCCAGCCACGCAGAGCATCCAGCACGGAGTCCTCCACATCATCATACCACGCGCTGACGGTCGTGCAGCCGTAGGAGGGACAAAGGAGCGTATCGCGGCGGTTGCCGGACGACGGACGGCGCACCATCACGCGGCCGCACTGGTCGCAGCGGACGAGCCCGGCGAGGCTCGTCACGGTCCCCCATGCGCCCTTGCCGCGCGGGCTGGCGCTGGAATAGCTCAGAGCGACGGCCTTGTCATACTGCTCCTGCGAGATCAGGCCGTCGTGCAGCCCTTTATAAAGCTTCAGATCCTCCTGCCGGGTGCGGGGGCGACTGACGACGACGGAGCCGTCAACGATGCGCTTTGTCTCTGGCCTGCCGCCGGATTTGATCCAGCCAGCATTCGCCGGATTGCGCAGGATATCCAGCACAGAGTCCGCGCGCCAGAGGATGCCGGAGTTGGTCGGGACGCCGAGGCTGTTCAGCCGCGTGGAGATCGCCTTCGCGCCGATGCGCGCGCAGCCCTCGCCGGTGTACCAGTTGTAGATCTGCTGCAGGATGGGGGCCTGCTCCGGGTGCGGGACGAGCTTGTAGCCCTTGTCATTCGGCAGCTTCTCACGCGACCAGCCGAAGGGCGTCTTGCCGGAGATCCATTTGCCCTCGCGCAAGGACGCCTCCTTGCCGCGGGACAGGCGGCGCTTGATGGTGTTGTACTCCCGCCGCGACATAAAAAGGCCGAATTCGAAGTACTCCTCATCCATCTCGTTGTTCGGGTCGTAGGTCTTGTTCGGCGTGATGATGCGGGTGTCGGAGTATTTAAAGGTCTGGGCAATAATGCCCTGGTCAATGGTGTCGCCGCGCGCCAGACGCTCAACCTCCATGACGATGACGCCCGCGTAGTTGCCGGTCTCGACGAGCTGCAGGACCTTCTGCACCTCCGGCCGGACGGCAATGGAGTCGCCGGTCACGACTTCCTCGCAGATCTCCACGACGTTCAGCGCGCGGCTTTCGGACAGCGACAAAAGCGCGGCCCGGTGCCGCTTGAGCGTGTCAGTCTGGCCGAGAGCTTCGGCCTCCATGTCCTTCCGGGACTTGCGCAGGTAAATGATGTACTGCGCGAGCGGGTCGGCGATTTTCCAGGTAGATGTAAATTTCATAAGCAGATTCTCACCACAAGAGCAAAAGGTTATACGGATACCGCTCCGGCGCTGAGCCGGGGCGGTTTTATTTATGTGCGCATCCAGCCGATTGATGGACTGAGGACGTCGACCAAAAGCGCAAGGGCACACAGCAAAAGAATACCCAAGAGGATGAGCGTCACAAGCCGGTGCATGCGCAGGGACTTCTGCTGCTGAGCAAGCTGCGCACGAAGGGCCGCGTTCTCGGCGCGGAGTTTTTCAGCATCGGGAGGCTCGGCAGGCTCGGCAGGCTCGGAAGGCGGGATGCCGAAATACTCATCCATAGAAACGCCCATCTCCCGGCAGATCGGGCCGACCGTGTAAACAGATGGATTTTTGATGTCGCCGCGAAAGAACTGGGAGACGGTGCCGACGGAAAGGTCGGTATTTTCGGCGACGTCCTGATTTGTTTTGTGCGGAGTGATCGTCTGCTTCTGCTCACGGCATAAATCAGATAATTTTTCCTTCAAAACATGTCATTCCCCCCAAAAAAGCAAGACGTCTGACTGCAAAAAGTAACTGCCATATCTTTACAAGTCTACCTTGGACAGGCTATCCTAAAGTTACAGACGGCTCCCGGTCGCCTGCGCAAGCAAAAGCCCGCGCCGTTGTTCGGCCAGCGGCGCGGGCGAATCGCAGATCATTGCAGCGAGATGGACCAGCCGCCGACGGCGTGAACGGTCATGACGGTGGCACCTGGGGCAATGCGGACAGTGCCGCTGTAGGGGTCAACCGTGTTGACAAGGAGATCAAACCCGCTGCCGTAGGTAATGACCGAAAAATAGCGGGACATCGTATTTCCGTTGATGATCGCAGACCGACAGTCAGACGGCAGGAGCAAAACCGCGTCATCAATGCCGCTGTATGTCTCGCCGACCGGAAGAACTGGGGCCGTGTAAAGGGAAACAATCTCAATGGTCCACGGGCCTTCCGCATCAACTTCGAGCGTCCGCGTATCCTGCTCGGGGTCAAGGACATAGCCGTCATAGTAATCCGTTGTGTTCGCAAAAAGCTCCGTATAATTTCCGGATGCATCGTAGCCAGTCACGGAGAAATGACGAGCTTCGGTATTGCCGGTGATTCGGAAATAGTAAAGCGAGTCAAACGGGAAAATATCGAAGTAGTCGTCGCCGCTGCCGGTGTAGGTGATGGGGTCAGGCGGAATAAACGTTTCCTCCGCGGGAACGGGCTCTGGCTCCTGCACAGGGGCGGAGGAAACAGTAGAATCATCAGAAGCAAGGCGCTCAGACACGGCCTGCGCGGAAGCCTGCATCTCTGGCGGTGAGTTTTTAAAGTCACGGGCACCGATGGCTGCATTGATGATCTGCGGGATAACGGCGACGAGCCAGATAATGCCGATCACGATCAAAACGGTTTTCCATTTTGACTTTTTGCGGGGGCGTTTTTCCGAGGGCTCTGGAGCGTGGGACTCATTGCCTCCGGTGCTGTCGGCACGTGGGAAACCAGAATCAGAAGTCGTTTCTGCAGCTTTACGTGCAAGCATTGACAGCTCATCTTGCCGTTCGGATTCCGTAATTTTGCGACGCAATCTGACATACACGCGAGCACCAAATTTCTTGTCTGGGAAATCGTCGTCAGGGCCCCCGTAGACTTCGCAGTCATCGCCGAAGACGGTGTATCCGCTATCCTCCATCCGAGAAAGCTCAGCTGCAACATCTTTTGGGATGTTGCCAACTTCACGGTCATCAAAATAGACACGATACGCAGGAGCTCCATCATACTCATATCGCTCAAGATCAACGAGAACGGGCTCGAGATCCTCTTGTTTCTTGAATGCTCGCCGGAGTGAGGTCTGCCGGTATGAGCCATCCGAGGCCTTAAAAGAGGAACCGGCTAGCTGAAAATCCCAGACCTCCGTCCATGCATTGGGGAGACGCTTATTGACATCCATAGCTACCCCTCACAAAATTATATGTAATTTTTGGTAGACTCTCATAATTGTAATTAACGAACGTTTGTTCTAATATAATCATGCGAGTCAGGAAAGAGAACCTACAAATATTGTAAGGCAACGCCGAAGAAAGCACAACCGGAAAAGTGAACAAAAAATGAACGGTCTTTTTGTGGAGAAATGGGGGAGATGAAATGAAAAATACGAAACAACACCTCATAGCGGAGATTGAAAGCCTGCTCGAGCGGGCAACGCCGGAGCAGCTGAAGATCATACTGCGTTTTATGCGTGGGATTATAAGAATTGAAATATCAATATAAAAAAAGAACGCCGGAAGCATTTTAATTGCTTCCGGTGATTTTTTTCAGGAATTTCTCGAATTCTGGCCAGAACTCCGACGGCAGCTCCATCATAGCGGAAATGAAGCGCTTGCGGAAAGACTCGTCAGCCTCGCCCATGAGAGTAGAGACCATAAGGCCAAGCTCCTCGTTCATGCTCCGCTGCACATACATTTCGCCGACGCCATCCTCCAGCCATGCGAGCGATACGCCGAATTCCCGGCAAATATCCGAGACGGTGCGGTCACTGGGCGTGCGCTCACCCTTCTCAATCATCCATATATAATTTTGTGATAGGCCAATTTTTGCGCCAAATTCAGCTTGAGAAAGCTTCAAAGAGTTCCGAAGCTGACGTATGCGTTCATTCACAGAATCACCTCCATACTGATATCATACAGCTATAATCTAACTGTGTCAATAAAAATTTGCGGAAAAACGAAAAAACATATTGACAAAGCCTAACTATGGTGTTACGCTATACTCACAAGTTAGATAACATGTGAGACGAGGTGAGATCAATGTCGGAAGAACAGAAAAACCAGGTCGAGACCATTGCGGCCGAGATGAACAAGCTGAAGCCTGAACTGCGAGAGGGTGCGCTGATGTATCTGCAGGGTATGGCCGCGTGCGCAAAGCTCATGGAGAGCAAGAAAGACGAGCGGAAGGAGGCGTGAGCCGTGGAAACGCAGGAAGAAAAGCTCACCAGATGGGCGCAAGAAGAAGCGCGCGACCGGGAACGGACGCGCAAGCGTCGGGCAACAGGAGGAAAGGAAAATGCAGGAACAGAGGAAAAGTTTGGAGCAGCAGCTGACAGAGCTTCTGACACGGGATCGCAAAGAAGCTCTGGAGGCAATCGCAGAGGAAACCGGCTACACAGCCGACGAATTAAAGACGCTCTGGCAGGAATGGTTGGATACGCAGTACGGCGAGAAGTCGGTGATGGCAATTGCACGGGATTTTGTAGGTGTCGCGCTGGAACACGATTTGTAAGGAGGCGTGAGCCGTGGCAAGCAGGGCATAGAGAAGGAGGAAGAAACCATGATCAAAGTGGTTGTTGCGGACTACTGCCAGAACTGCCCACGGTTCGAGGCAGCGGCAGGAAAAAGGACACTATACATAGGAAAGGATGCACAAGGGGAAACAAAGCAGTACGTGGATACAGAAATCAGATGCGCAAATGCGAGAATCTGCGCGGCTATCGAGGCACACATCAGAAAGAAAATCGAGAATGAGAACCCGCAGCCAGAGCCGAAAAAAGAGCCGGAAGCCGAAAAAAACCAAGAAAAGCAGGAAAGCAAGTGGGCGAAATGGTGGAAACGGCTGGCCGACCGGCTGCGCTGGATAGATGTGTGGGATGCGCTCGGCGCTGCGGCAATCGCTCTGGCAGCCACTGCGGCAATATTTGTGGCGCTGATGCTCGTGATTCTCAGTGCGGCAATAATCCGAGGATCTCTAAGAATCTGAGGGGACGGCCAAAGATTTCGATGCTGGAGAGCTGGAGCGCGCCAAGCGCAATCAGCGCAGAGACAATGGTCAGCCACACGGAAATGATGGAGATCCAAAGCGGGATATGCCGGTAACGCCGATCTCGCCGAAATTCCTCAAAAGCGGTCTGTGAGCGGGTATCGAGGAAAACGGGGTCATTGTCATTTAGAGTGCTGCGGGAATCAAGTTTGAGGCTGTCAAGCTCGTTCTGTAATTCCCAGTCACTACTGAGCGAAAACCTTTTGAGAATTTTTTTGAGTGGCTACTTGCGGTGGATCGCCAAGCAGATTTTGAACTGTTTATTTGTCATAAAAACACCACCTGCCAGCATCTTACCACGCGGGCTGGGGTCTGACAAGAGCAAAAAGCGTAAAGCTGTAAAATCTGGAAAAACTAACGCCGAAAGGAGGCTGACCCATGAGAAAGCCGTATGACCCGATCGCGGACGAAGAGCCGCACATCGTGGCCGAGTATCATTTTCCAAACTGCACGGCGTATATCGCCGACAACTACCTGCGCCGGCTGACGCCGGAGCAGAAAGAAGCCAACCGGCAGGCCGCCCGCCGCGTGGCGTGGCAGATCCTAGAGCGGGCCGCAGCCGAAGGGCGCTTGCCCGCGGCCAACAATTAAACGCGCCGTAAGGCGCGTACATAGGAGGGAGCCCCGTGGATGATTTTTTGAAGTTTTTTGCAGAGAAGGTGCTGACCTACCCCATGCACCTTGAAGTCAGCTATAGCAAGGTGACGGACTGGAGTATCCGGGTCTACCGGAAGGGCTGCGCAGATGACGGTTCCGACGAAGTGATCGTCAGCACCCAGGACTGCGACGCAGAGCTTTGCTTTGCAGTCGCGCAGGTGCAGCTCAAAGAGTGGCTGCTCGAAACAGAGGGAGGATACTGAGCCATGGCGAACGTCAAGAGCTACACCCTGACGCTGGATGCGCAGGAGCTGCATGATCTGATCGAGGCGGCGCTGGTCTGCGAGTGCCAGGCGGCGCAGATTATAAACGGGCTGAAACGCAAGGGGCTTGACCTGGACGCGCAGAAGCTCGTGACACAAAACGCCCGTCTGTCGCGGCTCGTCAGGCGGATGCAGGAGACGAAGGAGGAAAGAGCATGAGAACCAATCTTGCAGAGCGGCTCGGGTATGAGCCGGAGGAAGAGACGCAGAAACGGCAGGAGCGTCTGCACCGGGCGGCCGAGCGGGCGGAAGCCATGCGGCGGGTGGCCAAGTGCTGCTGCCTGTGGCTGGGCGGCGCGGCGTTCGTTTTTGCTGTGATCGCCGGGTACGCCGACATGGTCAATGAGGCCATCGTAACCGGCTCGATCGCGCTGGGCGCGACGGCATACGGGGTCCTGTGATGGACGAGCCCAAGATCACGGTCGAGCTCCGGCCGGATCAGCTGGCCGACATCATCGACGCCGTCCTGGCCTTTGCCGATGACTGCGCCAATGACCGGGAGATCCTGCAGAGCATGCCGCGCGTCGACCGGGATACGGTCGAAGACCTGCTGCAGCGCGAGTCGGCGCTGCAAACGCTCGCGGCATGGCTGCAGCACGTGCAGGAGGAAGCGGAGTGAATTACTTTGCGCCGCGCATGCGGCCCATCCCGCCGCCCTGCGGCCGGAACTGCCCGGACCGAAGCGGCACATGCCGCGCCGGGTGCTGCACATGGACGCTCTACGAGAGCATACGGAACCACATCTACGACGTCAACCACCGAGACAGGGACAGCCTGCAGCCCGACCTTGCAGCGGGAAAGCAGATGGTCCATGCCGACAACCAGATAAGGAGGCGCAAACACATTGCGAAATAGCATCGATTACCCCGGCGAGCGGGCGCCGCGGCGCCCCGCCGTGATCGCACAGGCCGGATACACCGGCCAAAACCACTTTTCCGTTACATATGGAGACCAGAAAGTGACCGTCCGCGCCGAGGACGGCTATGCGGCCCTTTTTACCGCCGCCAAGCACTGGGGCTATAAGTTCACCCGCCCGGAGTACCATCAGAACGCCCGTGCGACCAAGCTCCACTACACGCCGGACACCCGGCCGGGGGCGCTGGTATGAGGTTTGTGTGTGATGCCTGCCAAGATATCACGAACATCGAGGCAGACCGAATGGAGATTCAGGGCGAAAAGCTGATGGTGTACAGCCGCGGTGCCATGCTGGAATGGGCGTGGTGCCAGTACGTTGGGAAACAGACCTGTTTCGACCTGGCGGCGTTCGGAGGTGCAAAAACGGAATGAAATGGCATATTGCAAGCGTCAGCTGGGGCAAGGACAGCCTGGCCATGCTCCTAACGCTGATTGCCAAGGGCTACCCGCTGAACGAGGTGGTTTTCTACGACACCGGAATGGAGTTCGAGGCGATTTACCACACGCGGGATCAAATGCTGCACCGCCTGGAGCAGTTGGGGATCAAGTACACCAGACTGGAGCCGGAAAACCCGTTCCTGTTCGATATGCTGGAAAGGCCGGTTTGCAGTAAGCAGAAAGGCACACACCAAGGTTATGGCTGGTGTGGCGGCCTCTGCCGCTGGGGAACCACGGGGAAGCTGAAAGCCATAGACAGGTACGCGGAGGCGCGGGACGCTATGGTTTACGTTGGCATAGCTGCCGACGAAACGCCGCGCCTGGAAAAAGAACGGAAGCCGTATAAGCTGCACCCGCTGGCGGAGTGGGGTATGCCGGAAGCAGACGCCCTGGCATATTGCTATGAAAACGGGTTTTCGTGGCTGGAGGGCACGATCCGCCTTTATGACGTGCTGGACCGTGTTTCGTGCTGGTGCTGCTGTAACAAGAACCTGCGGGAACTGCGGAATATGTATATTTACCTGCCGGAATACTGGGAGCGCCTGAAAGACCTGCAACGGAAAATAGACAGGCCAATGAAAGGCTATTACAAAGGCAAGCCGCGCGGCGTGTTTGAACTGGAACAACGGTTCCGAGCAGAATTGGAACAGGAGGCAAGAGCATGAGTAAAGCTGTTTTGATCAGCATTCGCCCGGAGTGGTGTGAGAAGATCATCAACGGGCGGAAGACCATTGAGGTGCGCAAGACGCGCCCGAGGATGGATACGCCGTTTAAGTGCTACATCTACAAATGCGGAAACGGCAAAGTCATCGGGGAATTTCTGTGCGATCAGATCATCAACATTAACGGCGCGGGAAGGATCCCGTCGGATGCTGCGCGGCCAACCTGCCTAGAGCCTGCGGAGCTGCACCAGTATCTCGGAGCTGCCACCGGCTTCGGCTGGCACATATCTAATCTCAAGATTTACGACACCCCGCGCGAATTGGACGACTTCAGACGGGCATGCAAAAATGACTGGTGGTGTGAGAGCTGCGCTATGCACCGAGAGCATAACGGGACCTGCGGCAATGGTAGCTTGCAGATTCGACGCCCGCCTCAGAGCTGGTGCTATGTGGGGGAGCAGACATGGAACGACTGACAAATAAACGCGAAGCTGACGCGCAGCGAGAAGAGTACGAGCGCCGCCTTGCAAACGGGTATCCTCGGAATATCCCAGAGGAGCGGTTTCTGCGCCTTGCGGCCTATGAGGACATCGGCCTGACACCAGAGGAAATCAAGGCTCCATTTACGGAGGACACGATGATAAATCTGGCAGCGCAGGCGATGGGCGTGGAGCCTAGCCGCCTCCGCGAGCTTGCCGAGGCCGACAAGGACGGGCGCGTGGTGGTGCTGCCGTGCAAGGTGGGCCAGCGGGTGTTCGCCTTGTTGGACACGGATAAGCATATAAGCGAGTGCGAGGTCAAGCAGATTGGTATGGGCAATGAAATCGGCTTTATTGGCCTTGAGCCAATAGGCGCCAGAGGGCGGGAGTATGGCGTAGCGCTAAACGGATTTGGTAAGACCGTATTTCTCACCCGCGAAGCGGCGGAGAAAGCATTGGAGGGGATAAAGGATGGATATTGAAAAGAAAAAGGCTGAACTGTTTGCGATTCTTGCAGAATTGGATGCCGAGATTCAAACCATAAGTGATCGCATCGCAAAAGCGCGTGAGGATTTGGCAAACGTTTACACGGAGGACGATGCGAAACGATTTGCCGAGAACTGTGACCTTGAGGAGGGCCTAGAGCACATTCTACTGATTTAGGAGGGCGGACAATGGATGATTGCATTGAGCGGAAAGCGCAGGCGCTGGGCGTGGAGGCTGACCGCCTCCGCGAGCTTGCCGAGGCCGACAAGGACGGGCGCGTGGTCGTGCTGCCGTGCAGGCAGGGAGATGAACTGTGGACATACTGCAATCACCTGGTTAAGCGGGTATATAGTTTTACCGTATCGGACGTGAGCACGCTGAACGGGCGGACTGTGCTGAATACGCTAGGTCTCGGGACGATCAGACCAGAGGACATCGGCAAAACCGTATTTTTGAGCCGCGAAGAAGCCGAGAAGGATTTGCAGGAAATGGAGGGCAAGAAGGATGGCTGATTATATCCGGCGCGAGGATGCGCTATTTGCGTTACGGAAAGCAGAACGCGGTGGAAGCATGACGGCACTAACACGGTTGGAACGCGCATATGCCGAAATTCGGGAAATGCCCGCCGCCGACGTTGCGGAGGTGGTGCGGTGTGCAAGCTGTAAATATGTGAGGCCAACCGTTAATGCTCACACCGGGGAGCAGGTAGGAATCTGGTGCTGTCTACATGACATCCTCAACGTCGGCCCGGATGACTATTGCAGTCGGGGCGAGAAGAAGGGCGCGACTGAATGAGCGGACTGCGGTTTGAGAGCATGGCGGACATGCCGCCGAGGATGCGGGAGCTGTATGCCAGGCAGCAGATCGACCTCTCAGGCGCTGCGGCGCCAGCTCCCCCTTCACAAGGGGAGCCATGAGAAGACGAAGTATGGCAGCCGGAAGGATACGCGCGGAGAGCTGCGCTTCGACAGCCAGAAGGAGGCGCGGCGGTATGACGAGCTGATGGTGATGCTTCGGGCCGGGATCATCTCCGATCTCCGATCTGCGCCTGCAGCCGCAGTTCACCTTGCAGGAGAGCTACATCACCGAGGCCGGCGAGCGCATCCGCGCAGTGCGGTACACGGCGGACTTTTCGTACAAATTCGGCGGCAAGCTCGTCGTCGAAGATGTGAAGTCCAAGCCGACGCGGACAAAGGAGTATCTGCGCAACCGCAAATTCATGCGGTCAAAATTTGGGATCGACATACAGGAGATTTAAACATGCCGGAAGAAAAAAACGAGAGCAGCCCGCGCGAGGCATGCGGGCTGCCGAAGCAGGGAAATGCCTGTCCGTATGCAAAGCTCGCGCCGGATCTTTGCGCACGGTGCGGCTGGAGCCCGGATGAGCACGCGCGGCGGCAGGCGCTGCCGCTGACCGAGAACGCCGACGGGCTGCGGCACAAGGATATCAGTCAGCCCGAGGACTAAGACCAGCAATCAGCCGGGGAACCATATTTTTTCGGACTTTGGCCGCGGCCGCTCCGCCATGAGACGGCTGCGGGAGGATTACCCCGGCTCTGCACCCGGCCCGCGAAACCTCAAGCCCGCGGGCCGGGGATAAAAAGCGCGTGTGGAACGTGCGCGCGGATGGAAACCGTCAACGTTACCCCACGCCGGGTGTCGGGATCGCCCGGCGGCATCGTGTTACCTCCTTATGGAAAGCTGCCTGAGCAGACAAGGGCAGCTCGTCTGCGGCGACAGGGGGACGCGCAGGCGCAGGCGGTGCAAGTCCGCCCTGCATAGGGGCCGGGAGACCGGCCCCTGACGAAAGGAGAATGGAAATGTCACACGTAGTCGATCTGACGGGCACAGATTTTGGATATTTGCACGTCATCGGGCGGGATACCAGCAAAAAAGGAGACACGGCACACTGGATCTGCCGGTGTAAATGCGGGAACGTCTGCAGCAAGGATGGGAAATACCTCCGGAACGGGCATGCAAAAAGCTGCGGCTGCTTCCGGAAAGAACGCGCGGCCACGCTCGCCACCAAGAGGGATCCAGCCAAAAAGCCAAAAGCCGAACCGAAGAAGAAAAAATTCGGCCGCGGCCCGCAGCGGGCAGGCTCCGGGATCTGTTACAACCCACTCTGCCCGACGCGCAACAACTACCGCGGCGCCTGGAGCTGCACCGAGTGCCGCTTCTGCCCGGAACGCAAATTTGCCCGCCAGTCGAGGCGGGAGATCATTACAATTTGAAAGGAGATCAAAATGGCAGAAATCATGGGCGCGTTTGCGCACGACCTCGACAATTTTGTTGCATATTATGAAAAGCTGAACTGGGATACCAGCTTCCGGGGCGAGGCATACCCGCCGCGCATCGTCATGGAGCAGTCCACGCCGCCGCTCTTCGAAGTGGGGGCGGACGGTGCAAAGACGCTGGTGCCTAATCCGACAATTCAGATTATTGGTCGACCGGAGACTGAGGTTGTTACGACCGGAAAACTGCAGATCAGCAAAAAGGATTTCACAAATCTGACCAACCGCGCCGCCGCTCTGCTGGAGCTGTTCCTGCACGGGTTTATGCAAGAGCGCAAGGAAATGGAGGCGGCGCAGGAATGAGTAAGAAAGACAAGTGCCGCCGGGAAGAGCTGCGGCTTGGCAAAAAGGACATGAGCTTTGCGGAGATCATGCAGGCAATAGGGGCGTGCAGGGCGGACGACTGCGACAAGTGCCTGCTGAACGGCGGCCCCATCGCAGGATGGTTCCCGGAGGATGTGCCGGACTGCTATACCGTGCTGCTCAAAAATGCCGGGGAGAAGCTGCTGGAATACTACCAGAAGATCCGGGAAAACGACGCGGCGGAAGAAAATCAGAGAAGAACAGAAGAAAATATCAAAAAACGAGGAAGCAAGAGCGAGGGAGTCTTGGACTCGTGCCCCGTTTGCCCGGTATGCAACTATGTCTTCGACGAATTCAGCGTGAGCGACGATGCAAGACGGCACATATTTCCATTTGGCGCAGAAGACACCCTTGACTTTGGACTCGAAGAACGAATCGTCAGACCACAAAAATGCCCGCAATGCGGCATGAAAATCGCTGGGATTAGGTGGACGGAGCCCAAGTTTGTTGGGAACTGCAAGGAGTTCTCGTTCAGCCGTCCGCCAGAAGACGTGGAGGAAAAAAGAAAATGATTTTGCTGGAATGCACAGTCGCGCTGCGTGACGGCGATCGGAAAAAGCTTCAGGCGCAGATTGCGGCGGAGATCGGGCAGCCAGTCGTTCTTCTGCCGAGCGGCGTATCGCGGGCGAAAGAGCGGAATATCCTGTTCCTTTGCGACAGAAAGGCTTGCGAGAAATGCATCTATCCAACGTGCAGGCATACACAGGAGCTGGAACACGCCAGAAATTTTGCACCAGCAGGATTTACGAAGCGCACGGACGGCGTGTGGGTAGAGCAGGAGGGCGCAACGATGGAAGGGAAGATCGACCAGGACAAACTTGAAAAGAGGCTGGTTGAAGCAATGAGGGAGGCGATGGGGCTTGAAGGAGAAAAACGAAGTCCGCATGGTCTGGCGCTGGGATGATATCTTCCGTGTCTACCGATGCCCATACTGCGGCCGCCCGGAGAAACCGTGCTTCGAGCTCTGGAAAAAAGGCGGTTTGAAAAAGAGCCTGCCGAGCCGCTGCACATACTGCAAAGGAGAATTGGAAGGAGTGGAAGGAGAAGAAAATGATCATTGAGATTTTGGAGCTTGCTGCTGCGCTGGAGTGGATCGCGCTGGGCGTGCTGGGATTTTTCGAGCTGCGCAGCCAGAAACGCAGGCTTGAAGAAGCGATAAAGGAATTGGAGAACGCTATCCGCTGAACGCATGGCCGGAATTTCCGGCCACGCTTTGAGCGGGCAGATGGCCATGTAGGGGCGGACGGCTCTGTCCGCCCGGGAGAAAGAGGTGTGGATGATGGCAAAGAGGCACAAGCGCCGCCTGTTTACAGGGGCGGTATGTACGCAGATCGTTTATACCGTGTCCGATGGCGCGGACAAAAAGACCAGCAAGCCGCGAAAGCCGCGCTTCCAGACGCAGGCGGAGCGCGATGAATTCAACAGCAAGCAATCGCTGGATCGGCTCGTTGCGCTGATGAACGCCAATTTCTCTCCCACAAGCCTGTATTCCACCCTGACATTGGATACAGAAAACGAGGTACATACCGCAGAGGAAATGCGCAGAGTGCGCGATAACCTTGTGCGCCGCATGCAGTATCACTATCCGGAGGCCAAAATCGTTGCTTTCTACGGAAGAGGAAAAACAACCAATCGCTTCCATTTGCACCTGGTAACAGAGGG